AACCGCCTGAATAAGGCCCATTGGCAGAACGCCACCGGCCAGCCGATCAACGCCGATCTCTTGGCCGACCTGGAAACGCTCCGGGCCCGAGCCGCCTACGAGGCGGCCAACAACGGAACCGTCGAAGGCGTGATCAACACGCACGCCGAGGATATTGTTGGCCGCGACGGCCCGAACCTCCAGGTCGAGAGCGACGCCGCCGCATGGAACGAAGCGGCCGAGCGGGTCTGGCGGGAGTGGTTCTACGCGCCGACCCTGAATCCGCGTTTCTCCGGTGTGCAATTGCTCAAGCTGTGGATTCGTTCGCTGTGGCTTTCTGGCGACATCCTCGGGCAACTCGTGACGGACCCCAAGGCGGAAGGTCCAGTATCGCTGCGGGTCAAGGCAATCAATTCCCGCCGGCTAAAAACGCCCTTCGATCAGGCCGGCGACCCCAATGTCTGTATGGGCATCCGATTCAACGCGCTCGGAGTGCCGACGCAATACTACATTGAAAACCCCTTGCCAATGGGGGCCTTTCAATTATCGACGGGCACCTACTCCGTTTTCCCGCCTGACCTGATCATTCACGAATTTGTCCTCCACGAAGAAGACCAGGCTCGCGGCTATCCTTGGCTGGCGACGGCCTTGCAACCCACGGCCGATCTCCGCGATTACGATGAGCAGGTACTGGACGCCGCCCGCCAGGCGGCCGACGCCGGGATCGCCTGGTACACCGATCATCCCGGCGCGACCTACATGGAGGTCAACGAATCGACGGAAATCCAGCGCCGGCAGCAGTGGACCGGCCCGCCGGGTTGGAAGCCCTTGCAAATCAGACCGGAGCAGCCATCCACCAATTATGTTGAATATCGCCGCGAGCGTCAGGCGGAGATCGGCCGGCCGGTGTCCATGCCGCTGATGACGATCCGGCTGGACGCCTCGCGGCACAATTACAGCGCGGCCCGTTTCGACGGTCAGAACTATCACCGGGCGTGCCAGGGGATTCAATACTGGCTCTCGGGTTCGCCCCGCGCTTACGGTTGTCTCTCCCGTTTATTTTGGGAGGTGATCGCTGAGGCCCGCTTCAGCGTCCCCGTCTTGCGCAGCCGGCCGCAGAACGTGTCGCTTCATTGGGGCTGGAACGTGCCGCCCCACGTCGATCCGCAGAAGGAACGGCTGGCCGAACGGACGGGGATCGAAACGGGCACACTGGCCTTCTCCGCCGCCTGCGCCGCGGCCGGCACGGATGAAGAGGCCGTCTTTGCCGCCGAGGTCCGCACCAATGAGCGCCGGGCCGCCCGCGGCCTACAACCCCTGCCGCCACCGGGGACTTATCTGCGCGTGAGCAATCCGACGGGCGCGGACGCCGCCACTACGGCCGAAGACGCCGCCGCCAAATTGCAAGAGGAGGAACTCGCCAATGCGACTCCGTGAGAATCAGCCGTCGCAAAAATCTCGCGAGTTGATGGTTCGCAACGTGAGTCTGCGCTCCGCCACGCTCGACGAGGTGAAGCGGAGCGTCGAGGCCGTGTTGGCCACGTCGGTCAAAACCACCGTATTCGACATGCGGACGTGGGAGCCGGTCGACGAAGTGCTGATTATGACCGGCGCGGAATTGCCGTCGCAGAATCCGTTGGTCGATTCCCATCCGCAACTCTCCGGCCGGATCAGCGTCGAGGATGTTCGCGGTTCGGTTCGTGAAATGCGCATCGAGGGCGAGCAATTACTCGGCCGGCTGTTTTTCGCGACCGACCCGCCTAGTCAACTCGCTTGGGACAAAGTTCGCCAGGGCCACGTCACCGACGTGTCGCCCGGCATCCAGGCCCTCGATCAAGTCCGCATCCCTGCCGGTCAGACGGCCAATGTGGGCGCTACTCAATATACCGCGAGCGCGGAACGGCCGCTCTATGTGACCACCCGCTGGCGACCGCGTGAAGTTTCGCTCGTACCCATCGGAGCCGATCCCGCGGCCAAAATCCGGGAGGCCCCGACTTTCATTTTTCAGAAGGAGTTGACAATGAATCCGAAATTGCGAAAGTTTCTCGAAAGCCTCGGATTGCGGGCCGAAGCTACCGAAGCCGAGGCCAAGACCTATTACGAGGGTCTGTCGGCGGCCGACCGGACCCGGGCCGACGCCGCTGCGGCCGTTGCGGACAAACCCGCGACCAAGTCGGAAATCGGGGCGACCGTCGCGCCGGCGGCCGTTGAAACCATCCGCGCCGCCGAGACGCCGGAGCAAACCCGCAACGCCGAACGGACCCGCATCCGCCAGGTGATGGATCTGGCCGGGGAGGACGTGCCCGCCGAGACCGTGCGGACGGCGATCGACAAGGGCTGGGACCCGGACCGCGCCGCCCGGGAATTTCTCGCGGTCGTGCGCAGCGCCCGTCAATCGCCCGTTGGCCCAGCCATCCACAGCTGTAGTCACGAAGGGGACTGCACCCGCGCCGCCCTGGGGGCCGCGCTGATGATCCGCGGCGGACTCGATCCAGTCCGCCATGCCGCCCAGTTCGTGGACGGCAGTTACCGGCCCATGCGGGAAGCGGAGCGCAACGCCAATGCCGAGTTGCTCCGCGCAGCCGATCAGGGCTGGCGGTTCCGCGATCTCAGCCTGGTCGATCTCTGCCGCGAGGCGTGCCGGCTCGACAACCGGGCCGTGCCCACCACGCGGGGCGAGACGATCCGAACGGCCGTAAGCGGTTCCGCCCTCTCGGCGATCTTCACCACCAACGTCTCGGCGCAACTGATGGCCGGCTACACGGAGGCGGCCGACACCACGGTGGGCTGGTGTTCCGATGCCGACGTGCCCAACTTCCAAAGCAACGAACGGGCCATGATGGGTAAGTTCGGACAACTCAAGAAATTGGCCCGCGGCAAGACGGCCGAGCACCTCGACACGGATGATTTGAAGGAGGAATACAAAATCGCCCGCTACGCCGGACAGTTCGTCGTTGACGAGCAGGACATCATCGACGACCGTTTCGGCGCCATCGACCAACTCAGTCCCATTGAAATGGGCAATTCGGCCCGGTCCCTGCGCCCGGACCTGGTGTACTACATCCTCCTGGCCAATGCGGCGCTGGTCGATACCGGCACATTGTTCAACACGAACGCCATCACGGTGGCCGGCGGACACGCCAACAGCACGACTGGTGCCCTGGCTGCGGCCACGCTGCAAACGGCCATCGGCCTGATGCGCAAGCAGCGGATCAAGAAGCGGCCGTTGAATATCCGTCCGCGGTTCTTGCTCCTACCCCCGGAGTTGGCCTTCACCGCCGACATCCTGCTGGCCTCCGCCATGCGGTACAGCAGCGAAGGCGACAAAAACCCGCTGGTCGATCTGGGCATTACCCCGGTCTTCGACGATCGGCTGGCCGTGGCGGGCGTTACCGATCCGGCCACGGGCACGGCCGTTGCCGGCACTGCGACCAACTACTTCCTGGCCTGCCGGCCGGGCGAGAACGGCGCCAAAACCATTGAGGTCGGCTACCTGCGCGGCACGGGGCGCGCCCCGCAACTCCGCAGTTTCGTGCTGACCGAGGGCCGGTGGGGCGTCGGCTGGGACATCAACATGGATATCGGGGCCAAGGCGCTTGATTTCCGCGGCATGGTCAAGTCCACCGGCGCGTGAGCCGGCGGTTGAGTGAATGGCGTTTTTCGAGTTTTCAGACCAATCAATTTTCTCAGAGAGGAAAATAGTTATGAGCGCAGAATGCCTTGTCAAAGATGCAGCGGGCGTGGTGCAGATCGCATCCGCCGCGGCGGCCCTGGCCTCCGGCGAAGTGTTGCAACTGCCCGATGGCCGGGCCGGATACGTGGCCGGGCTACACGCCGTGGCCGCGGGCGACCCTGCCGCCATCCAGGCTATGGGCGTCGTTACTCTACCCAAAACGGCCAGCGTCGTCGTTCTGAAGGGCGATCTCATCTATTGGGACCGTTCGGCGAACACGGCCACGCCTTTGCAGGCGGTGACCGGGGCGGACTTCAAGATCGGCGTGGCCGTCGCCGACGCCGCCGCGGCCGATGCCACGGTCGACGTCGAATTGAACGGCAGGCCGAAATATCTCATCAGCCTGGTCGACCTCTTCGACACGGTCCTGGTGCTGACCGCCGGCACGCCCGCAATGTCGATGGGGCCGGGGTATTCCAAGCTGGCCTTTTCGGCGACGGCCGAGGCGCAGAAGGTGGACATCCTCAGCAAGCAGTCGGTTCCCGTGACGATCCCCTTCATCGTGGAAGGCCGAATCGCCATTTATGACATCGGCGATGAGGCGAGCGTGGATATCAACGTGGGCCTTGCCAACGCCACGCACGCCACCGATGCGGATAGCATCACCGAAAGGATGTTTTTGCATCTCGATGGAACGTCGCTGAATATCATGGCGGAATCCGGCGACGGGACTACCACCGTCGCATCGGTCGACACCACGGTGGACGCGGTGGACGACACGTTCTTCGATTTCCGCATGGACTGCCGTAACCTGGCGGACATCCAGCTTTACATCAACGGCGTCAACGTGCTGCCGGCCACCGTGTTTAGGCTGGACGCAGCGACCGGGCCGCTGAAGTTGCTGGCCCATATCGAGAAGGGTGCGAACGATACGCCGGGCGACGTTCGGATCGCCCACCTGGCGATCCGCACGATGGACGTGGAGTAGCGCCGCGCGGAATTTGGAGGACGGCCACGGGCGACGCAACAGCGCCTGTGGCCGTTCGTACGTATAGGTTTCATCAGCAAAAGGGGCGCAAACGTGGCGAACTTCGGCCCGAGTTGGAC